GGGATTTTATCTCTTGTTTCTTAAATTGATTAAAAAGATCTATAAACAATGCTGCTATTTGTTTTGTCTTCTCCACGTCGGGGTGTCGCGAACTGGTTTTAAGTTCAGGATTAATCACAGAGAGTATTGCTGCCTTAATTTGCGAGGGTGTGCCAAGTCGGAGGGCTTTTTGTTCTCTCTCGATAGTATCGATATATAAGCGGAGTATCGCATCTTTTATAGCCTCGATTTGAGAATCATCTACTCCGAATTCTTGCAATCCCTCAAGGGGTGTTTTGTCGAGCCAGTTCGACCACATCGTTGACATCTCTGCCGAATCACTAGTATCGCTTCGGGCTGGAATATTAGCCGCCCACTCAAGTGCTTCAGTCTCTTCTCCGGTCTCCATGTAGCGCGTAAGGGCGCTCATAAAGGCGCGGTTAGAAAGAATGCATTTCTGGCCTTTTTGGCCGGCATTAGAGAGAAGTTCAAAGAGATTTGAACGTGTGATATCAAACTCATAAAAGTTGATAACCCCTTCTTGTTCCACTCCGTCACCTGATAACTGCTTTGTACATGCAATATAGCGCATGGCGCCGCCTTCGAACTCCGGATTGGACGCCACCCAGGCCTCCCAGGCTGGGTTAGGCACGATCATATCGTTACTCAAATCTACAAAACTACCGCCGACCTCAAGTCCGGCATCGTTATAAAGTTTGAGACTGATTGGTACGCGCTCTCCATCGACGTTTGCTGTAATATCAGCAATTGTATTGGCGCCAGAGGCTGGGATCTGTTTTCCATCCATCAATGCTGCCAGGAAAGCTTCAAAGTTAAAGCCTGCAGCAGATGCATTGAAGTTGGTAATTGCCATTGTAAGGGTCTTATAGAACACCAAGAAGGCCATGGCCTGCTGGATGAACTCACGAGGATTATCTTTAGGAAGTGAGTTGATCCCTTCCTTCATAATATCAGAAACTGCATTAAGCTTATCGTCAAATCCGGTACCAGGAATGTTTCTTAAATACTGCTCCAGGCCTGCGCGCTGAGAGGGTGGTACACTCGGGTCATCATTGGCGGCGTCATCGTCAGCATTAGCCCACCCCAATTCTGAAATCGGGATCATGGGAATTTCTGATACATGATAAGTGCGAGTTGATTGGCTAGAAGCTTCTTCCTCAATTGGAGAGGGGGACAGAGCATGCGCGGTCATCTCGTCCATCATTTCCCCGATCATCTCCATCAAGAGGTGAGGGGAAAGAGTGAGCTTCTTTTCGTACTCTTCTTGTAAAATCTTATGTAAGTCTGACATATTAGTCCTCTTTAAATTATGTGGTCGGCGATACCATACTCAACCGCTTCTTCTGCAGATAAATAGATGTTAACCTTGCGTTCCAGCATTTTTTTAAGCTTAGTCTCGGTTAATTTTGTTTCCGCAACCAAGCAGTTGATGTACATCTGTTGAAGATTTTCTATTGCGTCCATCTCATTCATCATATCATGCAAGCTACCAGCATTACCGCCCATCACAGAATGAATCATGACTCGGCAGTTCTTCCCGATAAAGCGGCTTCCTTTTGTGCCGGCGGCGAGTATCAAAACTCCAGCAGACATAACCTTTCCGAGCCCACACGTGTGTATCTCTGTTTCACTGCGAATGGCGCGCATAAGATCGTACAGCGCAAACATATCGTCAGCATTACCCCCATAAGTGGAGATATAAAATAAGATAGGGCGATGAGTGCGAGGATCCTCATTCATGTGATTGAGTTCATTAAGGTATAGCAACGCGTGGCTAACCTCGGCAATCTTCTCGGATGAAACCTCGGCAAATAGTCCTATGGTGCGTAAGTCGGGCTCTCTTTTCTGTGTTGGGGCTGGTGGGTGTTTTTGAGCCTCTTCGTTGGATATCAGCTTTTTTATCTTTTTAATCATAATGCAACCCCTTCCTTGCTACTTGTTACTTTTCTAAATAGGTGCTCATGATGACATTTCTATTGGATTCTAAATAATTCATTGCAGAACTCCAGTCAGTATAGGGAACCACTCCTTGGAAAAAATCCGGATGAACCTCCAAAAGCAGCGATATTGAGCGCTTCTTAAATAATTCAATTTCTAAATCTAAATTCTCTTCATAAATCTTCAAATTGCGTTCGGAGATATCTTTTTCTCGTAAGTCTTTAAGGCAAAGAACTCGAGAATGTTCAAAATTCTCCAAAGCGCGAGTTAAAAGAAAGAGCGAAACAAGATTTGACATCTGTATAAGCTGAATACTAAGTCTTGCTGATTTGAGATAATAAAATACCTTGCAGGTCAAATACCCAAAGATAAAGACCAGCGTCATTAATAAATAATTCATAATTCTCTATAAAAAAATAACCATCGCCTTAAGAGGTCGATGGTTATATCTTAACACTCTCGTATTATTTTGTCAACTATTTTGTGAGCCTCTTCATGATTCTTTCGGCTAGTTGGTCGACAACTTCTGCTTTGCGTCCCTCTCTTTGGAGGCGCACAGCAACGCGTCGAGCGACTTCAGCGACCATTGCAGCCTCTGGGTCTTCTTCTTCTTCTGAGCCAAATTCAAGTTCTTCACCTCCTTCTTCGGCCTCTCCTTCGAGATCGCCCATTGGCTCCATTTCTACTGCTGCAGCGTCCATTTCTATGTCTTCTTCTCCGCCGAGTTCGTCTCCGGCTGCTGGAGCTTCTTCAACATCGACCTCGATGCCGAGGACTTCTTGAGCGACTGCTGCCACTTGCGTCATAAACTCGGCAAATTTAGCTTCCACCGCTGGGTCTGCTTCAACGGACATGTCGTCCATTGGCTCGTCCATTGGCTCGTCCATAGGTTCCTCCATTGGCTCGTCCATTGGTTCGTCCATTGGTTCGTCCATAGGCACGTCATCCGCAGGTCCGAGTTCTACCTCGGCCTCTACTTCTTCTTCATCGCGAGCGCCGGGATAAGGCGGCGCTCCCATTTCTTGAATTCTTTTTTCCCCTACGGGGCGCATATCAGCGAGCTTCATGAAGCGGCGAAGTTCGCTCTCGGTTAACAAAGTCTTACGAGCCATTATAAAATCTCCTTGTTTATTTACATAAACTCATCAATAAATAGTAGTACAAATGTCAATGTGCCTAAAACTTAATAAGGTTTCTCAACTAGATGTTTTTTAAGTTTCGCGAACGCCTTGGTTTCAATCTGTTTTACTCTCGCAAAAGAGATTCCTAAACGCTCTGCAATCTGTCTTAAGGTCATAGGTTTTTGATCATTGTTATAAATAGCCACCAATGTGCAATTGCTATCTTTTTCATAATTAATCCACATTTTACATTCTGTGAGTGGGCAATTTAAGAGATTCTTTCGGCAACAGCGGGCGCATTCTGTGAGTCCGTCATTCTTTTTCATAAGTCCGGGTGCTCTTGCTCAATAAGGTCAAATATGTTTTCTATATCACCTTCGTTAAAGCCGAGTTCGTTCATTGTCGCTTCTCCTTGATCGCGGAGGCGGCGAGATTTCTTTTTAATCCTCGGAGACTGCTCTTTCACTTCGTCAACAAACTGTTGCAACACGGGATCGTCATTAATGTAGCCGGTAATGATTGCTCTAAAGAATTGCCCCTGTTTAAACCCATCGTGTTTGAGTTTAAGAACAAGCTTGGCGTGACGATGTTCGTTGTCTGAAAATACCACGCGCTTATTGAGCTTACCATAGCCTGCTTCACCTTCATCGCTCATCACCAACTCCTCGACAGGATATGTGTCCTACTCTCGCTCAATCCTGATGTAGTCTGTCTTACAAATTGGGCTTTAGCCTGGAGTTCCACAATCGTTCGGGCGCCTGAATAAGATAGTCCAGAACGAATTCCTCTCTCAATATCTTCCAATACTGCACCCACAGGTCCGCGGTACGGAACACGCGTTGCAACTCCCTCAAACGAAGAGTATTTACCTCGCCAACAAATCTGTGCCTCTTTGCTGGCCATTCCCCTGTAAGCTTTCCATTGTGTTCCATCGGGGCTCCTCTGTAGTGGTCCTGGAGTTTCGTCCGTGCCCGAGAGCAAAGAGCCGACCATCACTGCATCTGCGCCGGCAGCCAAGGCTTTCACCATATCACCAGAGTTCTTAATGCCACCGTCAGCGATGATCTTTACATCACGGTCGGTCTTGGCGCACTCGAAGATTGTCTGTAAGCCGGGTAAGCCGTGGCCGGTCTGAATTCGTGTGGAACAAATAGAACCACCACCAATATTACAGCGCACACTATCTGCACCCCAATCCGCGAGATCGTTGACCCCTTGGAGAGTTGCGACATTTCCTGCCATGATGTGTACACTATCGCCAAACTCATTTCGAAGTTTCTGAAGCGCGCGTTTCACCATCGCATGATGACCGTGAGCTACATCAACACAGAAAAAGCCGGCGCCGGCGGCGATCAACTGGCGTGCTCTCTCCAAATAGTCTCCATTAACCCCAATCGCCGCACCAATTTGGGGGACAACCCCTGTTTCTAACATAAGCTGGTGTATTTGTTCACATTGGGAAGCGGGGGTATTGTAGCGGTGAACCACACCTGTACCGCCGGCAGTCGCCATGGCTAGCGCCATGCGAGTGCCCGTGATAGTATCCATCGGCGAAGCAATAATAGGCAACGTTAGCTTGATATTCTTTCCTAAATCGGTGCCAATATCAATCTCCGTGCGAGAGTCGATGTCCGAATACTGGGGAACCAGGAGTACATCATCGTACGACAGGGCCCTGTTCATTTGTCTGCCTTTTTCTTCTTTTTGGTCTTCTGTGATTTTCGGAAAGTTGGCGACCTTGCCGCCAAGTCTTCTTCGGTGATGGCAGCTTCCTTTGCCGTGGGGTCAGAGGGAATCGGTGCTGGCGGGGCGACTGGTGGCGGTAAGTATGTAGTTTGCACTATTCTGTAGGTGTGTTCCAAGAGAGCCACTGCTTTGGCATGCTCTACGATGTCATTAAAATAAACTTCGTCTTTAATAGAAGATAGCGGCCTCTCTAAATAAGCATCAATGATAGCCTTATGTTCTAATAGTTCCGCTCGTAACTTCATTAAGGCTACTTCTACGAATTGTTGTCTTGCTGTACTCATGAATTGTACCTCTTCTTTAGTCTCGGAGTTGTTTTTCAAGGCGCGCGCGTTCTTTAGCGGCGCCTGCACCTTCTCCGAGGAGCGCATCTAGCTTATCTAGTTGCTGTTGTGCGGTGCGGTTTGAGCGCTCAAAGGCTCTCCCCTCGGCGGCCTCGCGGCGCCTCT